GTCTACACCAAACTCACCCACATATCTATAACCCACAACATAAATTGTGTTGGCAGTTCCTGTACCAATGGCTGCTGGTATGGTTGCGCCGTTGAAGTTCAGCACACCTGATTGATAGTCAAAGAACCAGGTGTCGTCTGCGCCCGATCCTGCACCAAACAACTTGGTACCTACTGTTTGAGCATTGGTAATACCAGGTGCAGCCGCATAAACCTGCACAAGATAGTTGTCACCAAACTGTGTGGGAATCCAGTTGATTGAGTTTGTTTTCCAGGTTTGATTGTCTGGTGCTGTGAGATCTTCTGTACATTGTACTGTGGGACTGTATCCGGCTCCGCCACCATCCTTGTACACCTGTACCAGTGGTGTGGTATTGGCAGGTGGTGAAGCAGGTATGTCTCCACTCTGTGTCCAGATAAGGTCGCCGCGATACAGCAGCGGACTGGCAATACTTTCGTTGAAAGCTTCTTTGGATGCAGGCTCGGCTGTTTTGGTTACACCGTAGCCAACCTTTTTCCAAAGGTAGTCAATCTTTTGTGATTCGTTGAACGAAGCGGCCATTAAGACACCACTCCTATCTGCAGGTCTGTAATGGACTGTCCGGCCGCTAACGCAATTCTAATTAGAATATTGGTACCAGTACTATTGGCGGCATTTTGAGATCCTAGGGTCATTGTGTAAGCTACGTTAGAGATTGCTGTATTTAATGGAATTACATCTGCCCCGGTCAAGGCACATCCATTTGAGCCGTTGCCGCCGGTGCCGGTGGCTGCACCAGGAACTCCTGATCCAGCATACTGTGTAGATGCTTCCAACCATCCGTTGATGGTACTGGTAGGTCCTGGGAACCCCGGTGTGGGTGACGAGAATCCGCCTGTGTCTATTGTGGTTCCTGGTGCAGCCAACCATACGCCTGCAACACCTGTGGTTGTGGTTAATCTAATATCAAAATTTGCCAGGCTTGGTCTTGCAAATGCAAAAGTAAAGTACTGTGTGCTGGTGCGGCCGCCGGTGACTGACAAGTTTGGTCCTACGGGCAAATATCCTGTGCTGAGATCAACTGCATACTGTTTGAGCACCCCGTATCGAACCACAGCTTCTGGTGTTCCGGCAATGGTTTGTGCTCCGGACCAGGCGTTGGCAGTGTAAAAATTGGTTGAATTAGAAAATACAGGAGTGTTGCCTGCGGTGCTCATCACAATTCTTATGGCTGCTTGTGTGTTGGCAGTGGGTGTACAAGTGATTGCCTGTTCGTTTATACCAGAGTTTGCGCCTGCATACATCTGTATATTTGCTGGCAATTGCACAGTGGCACTGGTTCCTATCACGTTGAATATGTTGGCCTGCAAAGTGGCCACGCTGTTGTTGGCTCCTGTTAGGTTGGCAGTCAAGTTGCCAAGTGTGTAAGATGAACCAACACCCACATTGGCATTTAGATTGGCACCTGTCAAGAAGCTGTTGCCAGCATTGTTGATTGTGCCGAGTGCTTTGGTCTGTGTTGCGGACAATATGGCTCCAGATCCTTCGATCACTGTTCCACTGGCCAACACAAACGGATCTGCACTTCTAAATGTTTGTCCAGACAAGTTTGCCACTGCCAGTGTAGCAATGGTAATTGTGGGGGATCCTGTGTTGTAGTAAGGAATACCCGAAATATATCGATAGGTGCCTGCTGTGGCTTCAACCAGAGTGGTACTGGCAGTGACCAGGCTAGGTGCTGAATTCAAATTGTCTTTGACAAATCCCACATAGTTGGTGTTGCCTGTTACAGAATCTACCAATTTGTAGTTGTTGTAACCAGTACTCAAGCTGCTGAGAGCACACGAAATATTGGCATTGAACACCTTGTAGAAGTAACTTGGCACAGCAGCATTGGCCACGTGCAAGTCTCGATCTTGAGTGATTACCAATGCGCCCGAGGTTCCGACTGTGTTGCTCACATTGCTAAATGTCACATTGCCGGCATCAGCATTGTTGACATAGGCAAACAGGTTGGCTGTCAACTGAGTTGAACTTATACCTGTGTTGGCATTGATAATATTGGCAGCAGTGGCAATTGGGGTGGTTGTTGCAAAACGTGTGACACTGGCACCATTGGCCACAATGTTGCCGCCTGAGGCATCTGTTGCTCCAGCCGCCAACAACGGACTGGTTCCTTGGCTGGTGTTGGCTATGGCCAAGTTGGAGAATCCACTAAGATTAGTGGGTGCTGTGGGATTGGCAGCAATAAAAATATAACCAACATTGGAGATTGTGTTGCTTTGAGCAGTGCTGGTTATACCGTTGGGTGTGCCATTGGCTGTGAGTGCCACTGTGAACGCACCAGTGCTGTTGTAGGTGTGCAGAGTGTTGCCCACATTTGATACACCGTTGCTGAATGTGCTATCACCCCAGGACCAGTTGGCCAGATTACTGTTCTGACTGGTGTTCTGGAATGTGAATGTTGATCGGTTGGAAGTATTGTAATCAGTATAGAGATATCCCACTCTGGCATTGCCTGTGTTGGCAGTGGCATCTGTCACAACGTTGGCTGTGGTTCCAATATAGTTGCCACGCACCTGAGGTTCTATTGTGATTGTGATGTTGCCACTCTGGGCCGGGCTGCTGCTGTAACCAGTGTACAGATACAAATTGGCTGTGAACTGTTGATAAACGTTGCCGGCTTGGTTGGCAGCACTCAACACAAAGGTGTTTGTGACATTGGCTGCTGCTGGATTACCTGCAATACCTGTGCCCACATTGACGTTGCCGACATTGCCGTCACCGTAGTTGAAGTTGTACAATTGTTGTGCGCCAAAACTGGCTGTGTTGCCTGGTGTGCCATTTGAGTCGTTGCGGAAACTTATGCCACCTAGGCCGTTGATCACGTTGGCACGATTAGCGGTGACAAACACATTGCCAGTTTGAGGAGCATAAACTTTGACGTTGCTGGCCGATGATACCACAGTAACGTTGCTGGGACCTGCGGTGTTGCTGGTACCACTTAGAACTGCACTGTACAAACTGTCTGCGTTGGACGACACAGAATTGTACTGATGAGTTACATTGGTAAATGCTGTATTGCCCAGCCCTGGACCAGCAGCAAAATTAGCAGTACCATCTCCAAAACTCAGATCATACCAGACCACATACTGGCTGGTATTGGTTATGATAATGCTGTTGCCTGTGTTGAAACTGTTGCTGCTCAGAGTAAATGACGGTATTGGACTTGGAGTGTACAACACAATGTTCGAAATGTTAGCACTGCTAGTGGACCCTTTGGCACCATTGGCTGCATTGCCGTTGTAGGTTCCATTGGTATTGAAGGCCGTGAAGTTCACAGTAAAAGTACCGCCTAGCGTATTGCTAAAGGTATGAACAGCATTGGCTGTGGTAGCATTGGCTGTGCCATCTCCAAACTGCCACAAGAAACTGTTGGGATTACCAATGTAAAAACTGGTGAATGCCACAGTCAACGGACTGGGTCCAGAATAAACGTTGGCAGTGATATAGGCATTGCCCACATAGGTACTGTTGGCAATGTTCAATGACACCTGGTTTAGGTCATCTAGACCATCTGTTACAAAAGTACCTGTGGTCCATCCAGGGTAAGCAACGTTGGCTGTTAGGCTACCATCTGTGGGTGTGCCCAGCGTAATGGTATTGCCCACACCACCAGAAGCAACAACATTGGAAAGTCCTGCACCGTTACCAGCAAAGTAATTGCCAGTAATGTTGCCAGTTGCACTTATTGAACCGCCTGTTAGAATATTGCCACCTGAAATATTGGCAGCACTTGTAATGTTGCCAGTTGCCGAAATCAAGCCGCTGGTGTTGACATTTCCACTGTTGACATTGCCAATCAAACTCAGGCTTGTGCCGGTGGCAGCACCAATATTGGGTGTGGTAAGATTGGCTCCTGCTTTGACAATAATATTTCCACCAGCATCAAATGCTGTGGTATTCAGATCAACCTTGGCTGAAAATACTGTACCAGTTAAACTCAGACCAGCATCAACGTTGGCAGTATAGGCAGTTGTTTGACTAAACAGAGCAAAGGTAATGTTGCTTGTGCCAAAGGTAATAGTGCCCAGCGGTGCATTAACTATGAAGGCCGCACCAACATTGACATTGCCGGTGCTGGTAAAGAAATAATCGTTTAGACTTATCTGTTGCGAACTATCTGGTCCATATTCGTCTGCATCAGTGGCTCGAACAATTGCTGTGGCATTGGCCCAGGTGTAAATGCCGTTTTGTACCGCATCGGCTTGATCTTTGACCAGGATACGTGTGCCCAGTGTTTGAACATTGCTGGTATCAATTAGATTGAATGAGCCTGTGGTGGTCAGTGTTGCCCCAACTCCGTTGGCTACTCCATTGGGCTGAGCATATGTAATTGTTCCGCCTGTGCTAGAAGCCAGTGTGGTAGTGGTAGCTGCATATACAGGTGTGTGGTACGCTATAGCTGTTGACACCATGTTGTCAACATATAATTTTGTTGCAGCATCAGTATCCTGTGCTGGATAGGCCACACTGTTGATATAGGTGT